GGGAAGACCCTAACGATATGGAAAACCCTGCTAAAGTTACACACCCAGACCCTAACTGGATGGCTTGTGCATTACAGGGTGGGATACTACCACCAGTGCAATCCTACTGGGAATTGAAGAAAGATGAAAACAAGCCTGACTTTGTGAAACATACCAGAGGTCCAGAGCTTCTACACAATATGAAACCTATTGACGCTATGACTGAAGAAGAAGCAATAGAGTATCTTATAATGAAAGACATACCTGAACATGTCTGGAGAGATTGGGATAAATCCAATAAGCCACGATTGGTTATCTGTACTAAGAGTCAACTACCTGCAAGCAGGGAATGGCGAAATGCGTGGCAAATAAGCGATGAACTCACTGTTGAGACATCGGTAGCCGCATAAAGGAGTATTAAACTATGGCAACTAAATCTTATATTGTAGACATGGATGGTGCATCTATTGATGCGTCTACTGCAACTAAACCATCTGACAGGCACTTTAGAGGTGCATGGAAACTATCTGGCACAACTATATCAGAGGACATGACTAAAGCAAAAGCTATCTTTAAAGACAAAATTAGAACAGTACGTCAGCCTCTACTGGACGCTGAAGATGTAGTGTACATGAAGGCACTAGAAGCTAGTGACTCATCAGCACAAGCTGCAAGTGTAGCTAAGAAGAAGAAACTTAGAGATGCACCTGCTGCAACAGCTATTGATAATGCTGACACTATAGCTAAACTAAAAGCAGCTTGGGATGCAAGCACATTGGGTACTAGCCCTTACGCATAAGGATAAGTAAATGGCATTAACTAAAGTAATTGGTGAAGGTTTAGGCACATTAACTGCTGATGTAACGGTAGGTAATGACCTAAATGTAGGCACTACCTCTGACTCTGCTTCTCAGATAAATTTTTTAGCCACAACATCAGGAGCAAGTAGAATTAACTTTGGTGATAGTGGAGATGCTGACATTGGAGTAATTCAATATGAACACGATGGTAATGCTATGGTGTTTAAAACTAATGCCTCAGAACGTATGAGGATAGATACTGATGGAAAAATTGGCATTAACACTACTTCCCCCCAAGAGCAGATTCACAGTGCTAATAGTGGTACAAACGCATTGCGTGTGTCTGGTGCAGGTGTAAATAACGCTAAAGTTGAAATTGGTTACGATAATAGTGCAGGACCTTACATTAAGGCAGGTAGTAGTGGGCAAACTGACCTACACATTTATACTGATAATACTGCTCTAGCGGCAGAGTTTAGGGCAAACGGAGATTTTTATAGTAATGATGGAACTGTTCACAGTTTATCTGATATTAGAATAAAGAAAGATGTTGCTGACCTAACAGATGGTTTGGACATTGTTAAACAATTAAAACCAAAAACCTTTAAGTACACTGAAGACTCAGAGTTTTACAACGAAAAAACAAAAGATAAAATTAAATATGGCTTTGTAGCTAATGAAGTAGAGGCTGTTGCTCCACAATACACAGATACAGGTAAAGGAAGTATTGGTGGCAAGGAGGTTAATGATTTTAAGTCACTTTCTACCACAAAAATGTTACCTATGTTAGTAAAAGCAATCCAAGAATTGTCAACGGCATTAGATGCAGCAGTTGCCAGAATTAAGAAGTTGGAGGACGGTTAATGCCATACATAGGTAAAGCACCAAAGAACTCAGTCCGTAATCGTTTTACATATCAAGCGACAGCAGCACAGACATCTTTTAGTGGCAGTGACAGCAACTCGCTAACACTCAGCTATCCAGATAGTTTGTACATGGACGTATATCAAAATGGAGTGATGCTCAAAGCAGGTACAGATTATACCGCTACGACAGGAACAACAGTAGTGCTAGAAAGTTCAGCATCAGCTAATGACGTAGTAGAGATGGTAGTCTATGATGTGTTTGATGTAGCCAATAGCTACTCTAAGACTGACTCAGATACACGCTATCCATTCTTAGGTAACAACTCAATCATCAGAACAAATGGCAACTCTATCAGCACAGACATTACAATAAGCAGTAGCACAAATGGATTATCGGCAGGACCAATTACAGTAGGCTCATCTAGCACTGTAACTGTTGCAGGACACTGGAGTATAGTATGACAAGTAAACTTATAGTTGACAGTATAGAAGGTAGAACAGGTGCTACAGTAAGTCTTCCACAAGACTCTAACTATGTATTAGAACAATGGAGGCTTACAACCAATGAAGCAGTAAGTGGTAATATCGTAGATAATTGGGAGCGTGTAGACGATGCAAGTTCTAGCAATATTAATGCAGGGATGACGCAATCAAGCGGTGTTTTTACTTTTCCTAGTACAGGCTTATGGTTAGTTACTGCCCAAGTAGCTATTTATCTTGACTCTGATGGTACTGCAGGAGTTTATGTGCAAGTAAGTTCAGATAGTGGGGGTGCTTATGATGATGTTGGTGTGGTATATGAAGGAGGAGACAGTGCGGCAAATCAAATGGGTTCTATGTCTTTTTTAGTTAATGTAACTAATGCTTCTACTTTTAGGTTTCAGCTTAAAGCTGACTCTCTATCTTCTGGTTCAGAGATTGTAGGGAATACAAACTATAATAGAACTGCATTATTATTTGAGCGTAAAGGTCCAAGTCAATAAGGAATAACAAATGACAAGTGAACTAAGAGTAGACAAAATACATAACGAAGGTGGAGACAATGATAGCGGAATTGACCTCTCAACCAATGACCAGATAGTTCTCAAGACTGCTAACACTACTCGCCTAACTATGAACTCTACAGGTCAGACTACGATTGTTGGTGAAGGTGGTAGCACGACAACTAATCTACAGCAGGGTCTAGCTAAGATGTGGGTAAACTACACAGGTATATCTACTACTGCGGCTAGGGATAGTTTTAATGTTAGTTCTTTAACAGATGAGGCAGGAGGTAAAACAACAGTAAATATAAATAATGATATGGATAATGCTAATTATAGTGGCTATTACTTTACAAGTGCGTCAACAGGAACTGCTTATACTAACTTTGATAACCAATACACTGGTGGTTTTGGAAGTTTTGCGGCAGGTTCTTGTAGTCAAAATGCTTATTCAACTGGAAATACTGACTCATATCTAAACTTAGTTGGAATATTTGGAGATTTAGCATAATGGCAAGTGAACTCAAAGTAAATACACTCACAGGAGTTAGCACAGCAGGTAGCATTGCAGTCACAGGTGAAGGTAATAGCACCACGACTAATCTACAGCAGGGTTTAGCTAAAACTTGGTCACACTGTAAAGAGGGAGTAAATACAGATGGGTTTAATGTAAGTAGTGTTACAGACTCATCTACAGGTAGTTACATTATTTTTCATAATAATGATATGGCTAATGCTACCTATGCAGTATCTGGATTAAAACAAACAGCAGGAGCAGGTAGAGATTTAGGCATTGACCCATCTGGTTTTTCAGCATCTCAGTACGTTATATACTCTTCTACCTCGTCAGGTGTAGAAGATGAGGATGTTTATACATCAACACACGGAGATTTAGCATGAGTAAAGCGGCAGAACTAGCGGCACTAATTGCCAATGTTAATAAGGGTAGCTCGTTAGCTAATAAAAATTTTATAGTTAATGGGGCGATGAACGTGGCACAAAGGGGAACGTCAAGTACAGGTATTGGTGCAAGTTCAGGTTATTTTACTGTAGATAACTTTGGTGTTTTCCAAGCAGGTACAGCAGGTAGAGTAACAATGACACAAACAGCAGATGGCCCTGAAGGATTTTTAAACTGTATGAAATTTGCTTGTACTACAGCAGATACATCTGTTGCCGCAGCAGAACAATTTGGATTTTATACTGCAATGGAAGGACAAAATTTACAGCCTTTAAAAAAAGGTACATCTAATGCTGTTCCAATAACTGTAAGTTTTTATGTAAAAGCAAACGCCTCTGCTACTTATGTGTGTGAATTATATGATTTTGATAACAGCAGAAATATAGCACAAACTTTTGCTGTGACTACATCTTGGAATAGAATAGAATTAACTTTTGCAGGAGATACATCAGGTGCTTTTGATGATGATAACGCAGCTAGTTTAGGTATATATTTTCATTTACACGCAGGTAGTAATCTTACATCAGGAACTTTAAATACATCTTGGGGGAGTATAACTACGGCTAATAGATGTGTTGGTATATCTTCTATATTTGACAGTACAGATAGAACATTTTTTATGACAGGATTGCAAATGGAGATTGGCGAGAAAGCTACCGAATTTGAGACAGAACCATATGAGACTACTCTTTTAAAAGCAAGTCGTTACTACCACCAAATTATTTTTGATAATGGTTCTAACAGGTCTTTTCCCTCATACAATTCTTCTACTACACAAATAATAGCTAATCACACATTTCCTGTTCCAATGCGTACTAGACCTACAGCTATATTAACTAATGGTACGGCTAGTGATTATGATATTTGTCACACTAACCAATCAACAAATTGTAGTGCTATTCCTTCTTACAATGAAGCTACAATATTTGGAACTAGTATTGTTGGAACTGTTAGTTCAGGATTAACAGCAGGGCAGGGTAGTCAACTAAGACTTAAAAATTCTGGTGCATATTTAGCATGGAGTGCAGACTTATGATATACGCAGTATTAGGAAAAACAACAGAAAATAAAGACTTATACAAAAGAACAGATGCAGATGGTAAAGTAAGAGTTAGTTGCATTGCAGAAGACACTGAGTTTCAATCTTGGTTAAGAGCAAACAAAGACAGCTTACCTTCTGACATTAAAGCTAAAGTTGATGATGGCACACTAACTATAGCAGACGCTGACTAAGGAGGTGTACCATAGACCCATTAACAGTCAGTGCTGCAATATCCACAGCTACGGCTGCATTTAATGGGATTAAACAAGCCTTCCAAGCA